CGGAACATACGAAGGCGCTTTCTTTGTAGAAAACGCACGCATGTTCTCTGCTAAGGATGGCGCAGACCAGAGCACTCTCGCTACAACCGCAGTAACCGTTGCAGGTACATCAGCAGGCTTCACCTTTGGTGTTGCTTCAACTGCTGTAATCGCAACACGCGCTGAGGTAGGCGACAAGATTTCTGGAACTGGCATTGCATCTTCTGCAAAAATTAGTGCAATCAGCACTTCTGGCTCAACAACTACATTTACTGTAGATGTAGCCAATACTGCTGCAGTTACCGCAACTACTGTTGTAACTGTAACCCCTGTAACACGCGTATTCAGAACCATCGTTTGCGGTAAGCAAGCATTGGCTGAAGCCGTAGCACAGGAGCCAGGTGTTGTTATCGGTCCAGTTACCGATAAGTTAATGCGTTTCCGCCCAATCGGTTGGTACGGTGTCCTTGGATGGAGCCGTTACCGCGAGGAAGCGTTGTATCGCATTGAAACTGGTTCTTCAATCGCTGCTCTCTAGTTGATTGACTCTGAGGGGTAGACATATTTGAAAAGTCTGCCCCTTTGGGGTGAGTTCATTAGGAGGACTTATGTCAATGTATTACTTCACTACGCCCACCGTAGATGAAACCCCAGCAGGGGACCATATCCTCTTTGCTCGTATTGAACTACCGCGTGGCATATCTGTCTTGCGTTTAAACGGAGTGTATAGTTCCTTTAGGTATCCAAGCCAGATTCAGACAAATCAGGCGGAGGAGTATTACTTAGGTGGAACAAAAAATCTTATTAACCAACAGACTGCTGATGCCCTTACAGCACAGGGCTACGGAGCATACATAACACCAGCATGAGCCTACATAGACAACAGACCCATCCTGAGTTTGTAGAAGGTTGCTTTGGATGCAAGGTTGGAACTCTTGTAATGAATACAGGAGAAGCAAACTCTAACCTAAGCGTATCTGCAAAAAAATGGGATAAAGAATTACAGGCATATAGGGATGCTCGTGCTCAAGGTATCCAACCTAACGGAACAAGTATGAAGAAGATTCAAGAGGCTGTAAAGATTTCAAACGAAACAGGCAAGGCATACGGGGCATAGGAGGAATCATGGCTGCTCGCAAACCACGAAAGAAACCAGTAAAACGCGTGCGTACAGTCAAGGATGAGTCATATACAGAACTTGAAATGTACTGTATCTGGCTTAACGAGTACTACAACTCTTTACTCAAGTCAGGCTTTAAGTCTGAAATAGCCCTGTCATTTGTTATGGATAAAGGTTCTTATCCAAGTTGGGTGAACTACCGTTCCCCTTCTGAGGATGAGATTAAACGGATGCTGGATGAGGATGATGATGACTAGCACCATTATCCCAGAGCCGTTGTGGGGACTGCCCTCTCCCACCATTGAAGATGAGGACATCTACGAAGAAGAAGATGAGGAATAACCATGCCAATGGTAAACGGAAAAGAATACTCTTATTCAAAGAAGGGTATGGCTGCAGCAAAGAAAGCAGCAAAGAAGTCTGGTAAGAAAATGGTAATGAAGAAGGCTGCAAAGAAGCGTGGCAAGTAAAAAAGACTCACGGATTAAAAGGGCTGGCGTATCAGGTTTTAACAAACCCAAGCGTACGCCAAGCCATCCAACTAAGTCACATGTTGTGGTTGCCAAAGAAGGCAGCCAAGTAAAGACTATTCGTTTTGGTCAGCAAGGCGTTAGTGGCGATAAAAAGTCTACGCCTAGACAAAAATCATTTAAAGCACGCCATGCTAAAAACATTGCCAAAGGCAAAATGAGCGCTGCTTATTGGGCAGATAAGGTGAAATGGTGAAGGGTAAAGCATTTTGGGACAAGAAGAATCCAAAGAAAACATCAACGAAATTAACCTCCTCACAGAAGGCTGCTGCCAAAGCAAGAGCAAAGGCTGCGGGTCGGAAGTATCCGAACCTTGTGGACAATGCTGCTGTGGCACGGATGAAAAAGAAGAAGGGTAAGTAATGGCAACAGGAGCAGCAGGAAGCACTTTTACGGGAGAACTTAACCGCCTAGCCAACGGTGGTACATATCCCGTTTATACGGTCTATAAGGCATCACAGGGCGCTGCTAATGCCTATGCTGGCACATCTGGTCTAGGACTTATTGCTGCCCTTAATTACAAGGCTAGTTCCTCCCGCCAGCCTAATGACTATAAAGGTTTAAACGCTATCTGCAATGAACTTGCTGGCACCTCTGGGCTATCAGCCGTAGTTGCTTTAAGGAGTATTAACCTATGAGTACATTTGCTCAACTAGCAGACCGCGTTGAGGCTGTACTGCATGGTTATACAGAGAACACAGAGCCTGCCTCATGGCTTACTACTAGCGCTACCAGCACAACCACATCGCTGACTGTTTATGATGCCAGCGTAATTGGTCGTGGTTATGTACAGATTGACGATGAAATTGTATTCGTTAACTCTACAGACAATGTATCAAATGTTCTTACTGTAGCCCCTTGGGGTAGAGCGCAGCGTGGCACAACTGCTGCTACCCATGATACTAATTCTAAAGTAACCATGGCTCCATTATTTCCAAGGCAAGAGATTAAGAACGCTATTAATAATGCTATTGATGCTATGTACCCAAGTGTATTTGCTATTGGCTCCTATGATTTTGATTATGTAGCAGCGCGGTATTCCTATGGAATCCCTGCTACCGTAGAAAATGTTTTATCTGTAACCTACTCCATTATTGGTCCTTCCAAGGAGTGGTTCCCTGCTCGTGCATGGCAGTTAGATAGAACTGCAGACTCAGATGCTTTTGCTACTACAAAGAGTCTATCTATTTATTCAGAGATTGTTCCTGGACAAACTGTGCATGTTACCTATAGCAAGCGCCCAACGCTGCTTACTAGCAATGAACAAGAGTATTCAACAGTTACAGGCTTTCCTTCTTATTCGGAAGATGTTGTTATTTATGGCGCAGCCTTCCGCATGATTTCTTTTCTGGACCCTTCACGCCTTGGGGCTCAGTCTGCAGCAGCAGACATATTAGATGGCGTACGCCCAAATGGTTCAGGGCAGAACGCAGCCAGATTCTTGTTTAACATTTATCAGCAGCGTTTAAACGAAGTGGCGAATAACCAACGCCGTCAGTATCCAATCCGTTCGCACTATCAGAGATAAGGTAGAAAATGGCAGCAGGCGACCCAGGCTCCCCAGCGCGGTACTACTCATCAACCGCAGTAGAAACTTCGCTCCAATCATCCATCCCCGCACAATCTCAGGGACAATCAAACACATCCTTTATTGTTGCATCGGTTAGCGGTTTTCCATCATCGTTGCCATACACACTTATTGTTGACCCCGATACATCTAAAGAAGAAGTTGTCACAGTAACTGCCGCTTCCAGCACAACCCTTACTGTAACTCGTGGTGCTGACAATACGCAGGCTGTTGCCCACTCTGCTGGTGCAGTGGTACGACATGGTGTATCTGGTCGTGACTTCCGTGAATCACAGAATCACATATCTGCTCGTGGCTATGACATTGATGAAACAATCCTTACTGCTGCTAATCAAACACATGTTCACGGTATTGCTACTGGTGATGGTGTTATCGTTGGTACTACTAAGGCTCAGACTCTTACTAATAAAGTTTACTCAAGCGGTACTGTAACTGGTGCATTTACTGCAACCAGCGCAACATTTACTGGCGGTACATTTGCAAGTCCAACAATTAATACTCCAACCATTGCTGGTGCAACAATCAGTGGAACCTTTACCTCTACTGCAACAGTAAGTGGTGGTACTTATTCAAGCGCTACCCTTGGCTCTGCTCTCAACGCTGGTAACTACAAGATTACAAACCTTGCTACACCAACTGATGCTTCTGATGCGGTACGCAAAGACTTTGCCGATGCACAAGTAGCAGCAGCAGCCACAAGCGCAGCAAGTGCTGCAACTTCAGCATCATCAGCAGCAACTAGCGCTGCATCTGCTGCTGCCTCGGTAGCAACTATTGCTTCATACGCTACATCGGCTGCTAACTCAGCATCTGCTGCTGCTACTTCTGCAACCAGTGCTGCAGCCAGTGCAACTGCTGCTGCTACAAGTGCTGCGAGCGCTGCGACATCTGCAGGCAGTTCAGAAACATCTGCAATTTCATCTGCAACCAGTGCTACGGCTGCTGCTACTTCAGCAACCTCTGCTGCTGCTTCAGCCACGGCTGCTGCTACCAGCGCTACAAGCGCTGCTGCAAGCGCCACTGCTGCAGCCACAAGCGCTACCAGTGCAGCCAACTCAGCAACAGCATCTGCTTCTTCAGCAAGCGCTGCAGCGACCAGTGCAACAAGTGCTGCAGCAAGTGCAACGGCTGCTGCTACATCTGCTGCTAGCGCAAGCACATCTGCTTCATCTGCTCTGACTTCTGCTAACTCTGCTGCTACTTCTGCAGCAAGTGCTGCTGCTGCAGTTGCTGCTTCCTTTGATGCTAAGGGAGATTTACTAGTAGGTACAGGGGCATCTGCCTTTGACCAACTCACAGTTGCTTCAACTGCTGGATATATTTTAGCGGTTAACTCTGCAACATCTACAGGACTTGAGTGGGTTGCTCCTAATGTTGGTGATATTACAGCAGTATCTGCTGGCACAGGAATTACAGTAGCAAGTAGCACTGGTCCAATCCCAACAGTATCTTTAGATACTAATGCAGTTATTCAACCAACAATATTTGCAGCAAAAGGTGACATACTTTCGGCTAGCGCTAATGACACCCCAGCAATTTTAACAGTAGCATCAACGGATGGATATGTTCTTACAGTATCAAGTGCTGCAGCAACAGGACTTGCTTGGGCTGCGGCACCATCTGGATTACCTTCCCAAACAGGAAACTCAGGAAAATATCTTACTACGAACGGAACAACCGCTTCGTGGGCAGTAATCGTAACCGACCCAACACCGTCAGTATTTATGCTGATGGGCGCTTAAAGGAGAAATAACTAAATGGCTAAAAAAGTCCTTGGGCAATCAAACCCATCTGCGACAACACTCACAACCCTATACACAGTACCTTCAGCAAAGGAAGCAGTAGTATCAACAATCTCTGTTGCTAACCTTACTGCTACTGCTGCGACATTCCGTATTGCAGTACGCCCTGCTGGTGCTTCTATTGCTAACCAACACTACATTGGATATGACATTACAGTAGGTGCTTCTGACTCTACACTGATTACTGTTGGTCTAACCCTTGCAACTACAGATGTTCTTTCTGTGTACGCATCTACAGCCAACCTAGCCTTTCAGGCGTTTGGAGATGAGGCTTCCGTCTAATGTCCATTACAAGTTACAAGACAGGTATTATCTCACCGTCTAGCGCACTTGTTGGAAATACTCCTTTTAATGGAGTCAGAGCAACTGGCGGAACTATAGTTGTTTCTGGCGGATATATTTATCACACTTTTACTTCTTCAGATACTTTTACTCCTATTGAAAGTTTACTTGTAGATATAATTGTAGCCGCTGGTGGTGCTGGCGCAGGTGCTGGCTTTAACACTGGCTCAAATATGGGTGGTGGTGGAGGAGGTGCTGGAGGTTTCTTAGCGCATACAACTCAATCAGTAACAGCAACAGCATATACAGTCACCATCGGTGCTGGTGGTGCTGGCTCTACAAGCAATGGTTCTGAAGGTAGCAATGGAAGCAATTCTAATGTTACTGGTGGTTCACTATCTCTTACCTCTGCAGTTGGCGGTGGTCGCGGTCAAGGGCGCATTGGTGCTGGCGCTGGCAATGGTGGTTCTGGTGGTGGTACTGCTTTAGACTCAGGAGCAAACGGTACAGGTACAGCAGGTCAAGGAAATGATGGTGCTACAAGCCAAGAGCGGGCAGGCGGAGGTGGCGGTGGAAAAAATGCTGCTGGCGGAAATGCAAGCGGAGGCACTGGCGGTAATGGTGGTGCTGGAACTTCAACTTATTCTTCTTGGGGTAGCGCTACTTCTACTGGACAAAATGTAAGTGGAACTTATTACTATGCAGGAGGCGGTGCTGGAGGTGGCGGTCTAAACGGTACTGGTGGTACTGGTGGTAACGGCGGTGGAGGCAATGGTGCTTCAGGTGGCGCTGGTGCTGGAACTGCTGGAACTGCTAACACAGGTGGTGGCGGAGGCGGAGGACAAGGAATTGCTAACAGTGGCTCTGGTACACATTATGCTGGCGGTGCAGGTGGTTCAGGAATTATTATTATTAGATATGCACAATAGGGGTACTAATGGCAATTAGAAGTCTTAAGACTGGATTATTTACTCGTAATCTAAGTGCTGGCAATAACCTACCATTAGATGTACTTGTTGTTGCTGGTGGTGGTAGTGGTGGTTCTTGGGCATCAGGTGGTGGCGGAGCAGGTGGACTTTGTTATCAATCTAGTCGTTTCGCTACTAAGGGAACAAGTTACACAGTCACTATTGGTGCGGGAGGCGCAAAAGGTAGCGCTATGAATAATGGTAATGCTGGTTCTAATTCTGTATTTGACACTATTACCGCTCTCGGTGGCGGCTATGGTTCATCAATAGCAACTGGAACCGCTGGTGATGGTGGCTCAGGTGGTGGTGGCGGTAACACAAAAGCACGCGGAACTGCTACTCAAGGAACTTCAGGTGGCGCTACTGGCTATGGAAACAATGGTGGTACTGGTGTAGGCGCTGGTAACTATGGTTCAGGTGGCGGCGGTGGAGCAGGTGCTGCTGGTGCTGCTGGTTCAGGTGGCAACGGTGGAGTAGGT